TAAATGCTGGGAGTGAAATATAATTGAAGAACATTATATAATATATTAACATACAAAATTAACCTACAAATTTTAAGTTTATAAATATCCTCTATTAATACTAAAATCTGTCTCCTTAGCAACTAGGGTATTCATAGCATCTATTAACATGTTGTATTTTTTAATACCATCCCTCTCCGTATAAAGCGTTAAATATGTAGCTTGGGCCGATTTGGGTATAGTCTTAAAGGCATTGTTATATGTTTGATTTCCAAAATCGTATACTCCAGTTGGAAGTAGATTTGGAGGAATAATTAAAGTTGAAGGGTTGGTAAAATCGCACGGTTTTCTATTCGCTCTTGAATTCATACAGTTAAACATAAAATCGGACAACCATTCTTTATCCAATACTAGTCCCGCCTTAAGTTTCCGTGGTATTTTATCCCATAAGTATTGATAATCGGGGTCTCCCCATGTTACCTTATTTTGACCTTGCTCTTGTGTATAAATAGGTTCATCTCGTTCAACCGTAATATTATTACCTGGTTTCTTTATTAGTTTGGGAATATCGTCTAATAAAGGTTCTTCTTCTTCTTCTGACTCAACTACTAGGGCTGTCTTGTCGCCTGGGGTTTTTTTCATAACCTCCATACCAACCTTGTATGATATGACCTTATCAATAAAACTTGAATATAACAAATTTTCAATGCTATATGCTGTTTGAATTAAATTACAAGTATTCGCCTCTTCATTTCGAAATACAGTCATTTCATTATATTTTAAACTGCGTAGTTTATCAATTAATGGGGTTAATATATCGGTGTTAATAACAACTGCGTCATGCGCGTATTGAACATTGTCAGTTTCATTCATTTTCTTAATACATTCTTTTATTTTGTCAATTTGTATGTAGTAATCAGACAAAGTGCGATTCAATTCACCTTTTTTATTGTCATTGTCAACAATATCATTGTAGGTCTGAAGGTATACTTCATAAAAAGACGTATAAAATGACATCTCTTCTTTTAATGTATCAAATTGAGACAAAGCATCTTCGGTACTAATACAACCAAACAACAATTTATTTTTATGATTAATTATGTTGTTTTTTATATCATTTAATTCGTCTTGTATTGTGTTTAAGAGGTTTGGTAACAACTCTGTCTTACCAATTTGAACTGTAATATTTAAAATACACGGGTCGGCAATAATGCCACACGTTGCTTTATATTGTCTGAAAGATTCGTCCTTATCTGTTTCGTGAAAAAACCTTGTTACAAATTTAGTACCGCCTGGCCTTTTACAGTTTATACATTTGGGCTTAAGCTTAATAAATTCGGACCGTTTCTCTCTTTTACTTAATTTGGTATTATTCATTATTTTCTTTTTGTTTATCATAATTTGTGTTTCATATTGTAGTTTAAGTTTAAAGTATTCATTTAGTGTTTCTTTTACATCATATATTGTTTTAGTAGATGTTTCCATTATATTATATAATTATATCTTATAATTTTTATTTAATTGTTTTATTTTAATAAGATGTTTTAGAGTGTATAATGTCATATTCGCTGTCCCAAGCCGGTAACCCTGTTATTAATTCTTGTTGGTCTTTTCGTTTAGCATCTTGGAAGTTTTGAATTTTTGATAAAATATACTGCTGTTTTTCCTTATTTTTTTTGTTCAATTCGCTTGGAGTTAATTTACCTTTATACTTGTAAATTAAAATTAATCCTAAAATAAGTAGAAAGGCAAACAATAAGCCAACATTAAATACCATATTATTAAATGTTTCCCTAGCAATATGACATTGTTTAAGTGTTTGATGTAGAAAATATTTTACTCCTGGTTCAGTTAGAGCTGGTTTAGCAATGTCATCAAAATCCATAATAAATATAGTTAAAATAATAATTTAATTTATACATATTATTTATATGGATAGTTCGATTTCTAATATTTCGGCATTTTTACTTTCAACTGCTGGTTATTATTATTTTTTAAAACCTACATTAACGCTAGATATATTGAATGATCCTGAGAAGAAAAAAGTATATACTAGTAGCGCGCATCTAAGTTTGGGTATATATATTTTTTTTATACTATTAACACAATTTGGGTGTAATGCATACAGTATTAATTCAGCATGTGGTGGGAATTTTCTAGACAATGCCGGGGCGGCTTCATGGTTGACATTTTTCCCTTGGATTCTCATATTTGGAGTGTTGGTTGTAATATTAATGGTTTATCCTGGATTTAAAACAGCATTTTCGGATGTAGTTGGGTATTATTTTATTTCTTTCAACGCAAATAAAGCTTTGACTGATTTGTTAATTGACACAAATATTCAAAAGAATATAGATGCTGATGACAAGTTGAATACTCCTGAACAAAAGGAAGCCATGCAAAGTGCCGCCGACGCAATAATAAAAATTTGCGGGAATACCTCCATATTAATTAATCAAATATTTCCGTCTAATTTTCAGTCGTATTGGAAAATATTAGACCCGCTTAAGAAGGAAAAATACAAAGATGAAAATGCTGTTATGGACCTTAAAAACAAATTATTTGGTTTAGTTGTTCTTAAAGATAATATTGGTGAGTTTATGTGGTATTTATACACCGGTATTCTATTGACATCTCTCGTTCAACTTAAGATTACTACTAGAGGATGCGTATCAAATCCTAAAACAATGGAGACAAATTATAATAATTTCTTAGCATCTGAAGCTGAGGCGAAGAAGAAGAATGAACTCGCTACAAGCACACAATATACTATTACAACTTAAATTATACTAAAAATAAAAGAATTTAAATATAAATATCAGCTTATATATATATTTATGTTTGAAGAGATAGACGATTGGGAACAATGTGATTATACAAATTTTAACTTTAAAAATGAAGCGGATCCTACAGATGAACAATTAAAACAGATTGAAGTTCAGAAATTAGTCGAAGAATCAGAAAAGGCATTAATTGATGAATTATTTGATGAGCCCACAAATAGACAACCAATAATAAACATACAATCATCTACAAATATGCAGCCAACTAGCAATAAACAACCCACAACAGTTACAAATATTGACAAATATAACCGTAAGATTGAGCACGAATTAAAGCAAAAAGCACTTGCTAAAAGCGCAAAGGAGCTAAAACTCAAACAGCAAAGGGACGCTGAAGTATATGGGGAGTCTGCTGAAATATATAAATATGATAACTATAATGAATATAACCGAAAATTCTTCTAATTTATATTCTTGATACATAAAACATTACAAATAGATAACACAAAATCCCTAAAACTAGTGATAGTAGCCAGATGGGTAAAATCGTTTTATTTCTATATCCGATACCGAATTCGCGAATACTTCCGTCCTTGTTATAGAAACACGATGGTTTAAACATTTGAATTGTTCCAAAAATAGCAATAAATAATACAACCGCTACTAATGTGATATTCTCTCTAATATAGCCTTTGTACATCCTATATATAATTACAAACAATTTTTTTATAATTATATTCGTCTAAAGTGTTATTTGTTTTGTTATACAACTAATTCTCTTCGTTATAGTCTTCATACTCTTCTTCTGGCGCACCGGCACCATCTGTATTACCATCATAGTACGTTTCATTCATAAATCCCATATCATTCGCCTCTGTGTCAATTTCATCGTCAACGTTGCGTTGTTCCATATATTCATCCAATAGTATATCAATGTTTTCATCGTTTGCGTCTGCGTTCTTCTTTCTAATTTCCCTCTCGGCCTTTGTCATTGTATCTCTAAACTCCTGTTCTTCGTCGTAGAAATCCTTGTCTAATGTTGTTAAACCTTTCTGCATTCCTTTGCTATACATACCGAGCTTGTTTATTTTAAGAATTGTATCAGCATCTCTTGCTTCGTCTGTCATTTTTTGAAGTCTATCGGTTACTAAATCCTTTTCTTTTTCTCGCAGTTTAAATACTCTATCCTGAATATCTTCGTAAGATGTATCAATCGCGTTTTTTTCGTTATTCAGAATATCAACAAAAGCAATTAATAATTCCGTTGTTTTCTGTCTAAGTTCCTTTTTGTTACCTGTCAATAATCTTATATCTGTCTTGTCTCGGGTAGTAATTGACAAGTCTACTCTTGTTTCAACGTCTTCTAGATATTCTCTACTAAAAATATCTGTATCGCGTTTCTCTTTACTAACTTCAGTAACAACCATATCATCTTCATCAGTAAGTTCAATATAATTGAGTAAAACACGAAGCAAATAATATTCAAACAAAAAACGACTAGTACGTTCGTCTAAAACCGGTTTTAGTGTCTTATCACCACCCATACGAATACTAGTAAAACTTGGGGTATAATCCGCAAGCATAACTAAATTCTTGCTTGTTTTTTGGATTGTCAACAAAACATTCTCTATACTAGCAACATCATAAAAGGTTTTCAATTTTTCATAATATTCGCCAATATATTTCTTCAACTTATTTGTGTGATTCTTTGAAAAACCGTGATAATTTGGTATATGTGTTTCATCATAATTGACCTTGTTTAAAATTATATTTGGAAATACGTTTACAAAGCTATTTATACCGTTTTTATAAAAATTAATTATGTTATACAACTTGTCGTCAGAAATTTTAATATCTTCGTTTCTATTTGATGAATCTGATGACCAAGAAGATAAATTTGTAATTGTATTAATCATTTTTCTTACGGAGCTTTGTCTTATTCCAATTCCGGTATTTTTTTGAACAAAATCTTCTATTTCTGTTTTCATTGTATCAATGTTTTTTATTAAAAAGTTATTCAAATCCTTAACTTCTTTTGTGTAATTTTCGCTAGCAATATCGAAAGAATCTAGTGACCGGTTTATTAATTCTCTCAGTGATTGTTCGACAACTTCATCGTTTTCATCATCAATAGATTCTAATAACTTCAAAAGTCTAGTAATCGATGACGTTTCCGATGGCTCAGTGGATATACTTATTATGTTCTGTTGACTAATAATTTGGAGCATTCTCAAAAAATGTTCTTTGCTATAATTTCTACCATCATCCTTTAATTTATGAATCATTTGCTCTACAGAATCATTCGGATTTAGAATAGCAGTTTCTGGCTTATCTGTACAAAACGGCAGCAAATCTTCCGGAATTGGAATAAGGGTTTTAAACTTGCAAAAATGAATAAATGACAAGTATATTGTTTTTTCACTAAAATCGTCTGATATCGCGGGATACTTATTTTTGGTGTTTATATTGCTATAGAAGAGACCACTTGTAGAATAACTAACAATGTCCTCAATCATATTGCTTAACTGATTAACTATATCATTATATTCAATAATTCTAGGGTCTTTATCAGTAAAATAACTAATAGTAGATTCTTTTTCATTACCTTCGCAGCAAGCGTTCTCTAGGTATGGTTCATTGTTTGAGCTGTGGAGAAGCAACTTGTGTTTTCTTACTACTTCTTGGATTCTCTCTACAACAGCAAGAGAGAACATTATTATTTTGGATTCGATCACATTTATTTTATCTCGTTGGTTAGAAGAACCCGAACGTAAATCAGATAATAAATCGCGCTTGAATTCTTGCGATATGTTTAACAAATGTTTTATTTTGTAGTTTACAAGTGGTGGCAAAAATTGATGCCACTTTGATATATCGTGCTCTTCAGGGATTTCTGTCGCAGGACTGGTTAATAAATATTCCGTTTTGTCTTCAAACTTCCTATTGACTTCCGGGATAGCCAACAACACTCCGTCAATTCCACCTTTGATTTTATTTATTACAAAGTCAACCTTTTTTCCCTTCAAAACATTCCAAGGTTCTCCTGATTCTCTTATATCATATGCCACACAACCAAGATAGGTCAAACTACTTAAATCACCAGCACCTTCGAATGGATAGCCAGTAAATGACCTCACACATCCTGGATGAGTTTTTCTCGTTTTTATTGAAGGAATAGACGTTTGAATAGCGATTAAAAACATTCCAAGAGTATAATATAAAATCGCCGTGTTGTAAAAGTCCTTGTATGGCATTATCTTCTTTCCCTTTTCTGCCATATCTCTTACCTTTTGTTTATAATCTTCTTCTCGTTCAACCGTGTCACGAATAGCAGCTAATACACTATTCATTATAAACTCCTTTTGGGGTGTAATGGTTATTCCCATCGCAATACAAAGGGTGTTTATAGTATTATTTATCATAATAGTATCAGGTGTAGTATATTTGACTGCTTGTTCTACTAGTGCTGACTGAATTTTATTTCCTGCATCTGTCTCCATAACAGCCCTAGAAGAAATTCGGAATCCCTCTTCATAACCTTCCTCCACACTAAAATCAATTGGACAAATCGGCCAACCACTATGTTTATCAACCCACCAATCTCCGTCATCACTTTCAGCACCAATCGCTGATTTTACAAGTTCTAATTTATTCACATATGCATACTCTCCCCCAACAACAAAAACTTCCGCTAATTCGAATTTAAATGTCGGTAAGAGTGGTATATTGGTTTTTAAACAGTAGAGCCAATGTTGAGACTCTATTTCATTTAATGGACCCATTCCTACCATAGGTGGTCTTGTAAATGCCGTTGTAAATCTAATTATGTCATTCTGCTTTTTAACAAAATCTTGTTGTCTCAAAATTATATTTAATATGGTTTGGTATGGCGATATTGGAGTTAGTTGCTTATCATCTGAGTTAGCACCTAGTTTAAATTTATAATTGTTATATTTAAGTACCTCGGTTGTCTCCATTTTGGCTATTACGTGAATAATATTTTTTAAATATTCTAGCCTCTCAGTAACTTTCTTCTGTAATTCTTCCTTTGACATCTTATATTTACTGTCAAACTCACTTATGATGTCTTTTAACAGTTTTGTTTGTAATCCTAACTCATTCTCCTTCATACTTTCACACTTGTCATCTAGCGGACCTTCAACATTTATACAATTTTCTTGTATATCACACAGTATAGAAGAGTCGGTGGTATTTACGTCATTCTCACTAACTTCAACATCTAATTCCCAGGTGTTGTTCTTACGAACATAAAAGTCTGTTTCATCAACAACATCTGATTTATAACCTTTATACAAGACGGCAAATTGCCCCTCAATTACAGCTTTATGCCCATCGACAAGTGTATTCGCCATATATTCAGCATCATATTCAGTCATCTTCTTTTTTAGCATTAAATCTCTCTTAATAAACGCAGATAATTCTTCTGATGACATTATCATTACCTCCTTTGAGTACTTTTCTTCTAGAAGACTATATTCTGTTTTATCATATTTCTTATCAAAATAAATTGGAGATTTACCGTTGTCACCCATTAGTTCATCTATTGAACCATAGTATTTTGCGATTGTTATCGTTTTACATTTATCCTTACCAGCGTCCTTTTTAAGCTTATCATCTAGTTTATTTTTTTCCTCTTCAAATAGATTGGAAAACTCGGATGGAAATAATAGTGGGAAGTTTTGAACAGATAGGGCCGTAGTATAAAGTCTTGAATAATCTTTTAGTTTGATTTTTCGCAGAATCTCCGAATTTGTAAATATCTTTTCTGGGTCATTCATATCGTATCCTTCTTCAATTATCTCATTTCGCATCTTCTTTAAAATATCTATTATACTGAATGCTTTTGAAGGAATAACATTTTTTAGAATCGATGTCGTTTGATAAATCGTTTTAAAGATTCGTGAGCGTTCTACAAACTTTTTATTTTGTTCAGATATCTTTACATCTATGAACTCTACTATTTCTTTATATTGCATATATGTTAAATCGTCTGTATAGACTAAAAATGGCTCCAAATAGGAAACCACATCTATAATAGATAATTTGCCAGTAATATATTTTTTCATTAAATTAAACAATATCTTTGTCTTTGGAACAATAGTTTTTACAAATTTGTTATATATATCAGTGCGTGTCATACCACGGGTATCTTGTTCACTTAAATTTAACGCAAAGTTCTTGATATTATTAGCGAAATTTTGTTCATTAAACTCGAAC